GTCTTGCGCACCTCGATCGTCTTCTGCCCGTTGATGATCTTCTCACACCACTCCGGGCGAATGCTGATCAAGACAGCTTTACTCATGCTTGTCTCCTTTCAAAATGTCCTCCATCAATGCCTTAAAAATCGGGTATGCCTGCTGCGGCACTACAGCGTTCCCGAGGCATTTAAGTCTGTCCACCCTGGCGGGAATCCCATGAGCCACTCTACCCACGTCGGGTTCAGCTGCCCAGCAACGTCCGTCCGCAAGCTCCTGTGATTGTCTCCACCGTGCGTCCCCTGCGCATCCGCTGCACATTGCGTCGTAAACAGCTTCACTGCATTCGCCAGCTGGCACACGTGATGGTTGTTCCCCGGCGTCTTCTGCTGCGTCAGGTGTTTCAGACTGTTTGCGCCCTTGCAGTCCCGAGCCGTCGGCGTCGGCCACAGGCTCTTCCCCTCCTGTACAGCTACCCAGTCCCGCAGGTTGCACGGCTGCTTCCGTCCTGGGCGCGACGTCATTTCCTTCTTCAGCGCTTCCGGCGATTTCGGCGGAAGCGCATCCATCGTGTTCGGCGTCGGTCGCAACGAAAAACACTCTCGATCTCCTGTGCCAAGCTCCGACAGCCGCAGCCTCAAAATTAAACACGACGACGTGATAGCCAGCACGCTCCAGATCCTTGACCACCTGCCCGGCGGCAATCTTGATGATTCCAGGTACGTTCTCACCGACAACGCAACGCGGGCGCAGCTCGGTGATAACTCGTAGCATCTCCGGCCAGAGGTATCGATCATCCCCTTTGCCCTTTTGCTTTCCAGCCACGGAGAAGGGCTGGCATGGGAATCCGCCGGAAATAACGTCAACTGTTCGTAGGCCTGTCCGCTCATAAAAACTCTCCTTTGTCAGCGTCCGGACATCACGCCAGCGCGGCACGTCCGGCCAGTGCTTTTCCAGCACCTTCGTGGGGTAATCGGCAAATTCGCACTGCCCGATGGTCGTAAATCCGGCCCACTCGGCAGCCAGATCCAGCCCGCCGATCCCGGAAAACAGGCTCAGATGCGTCAGCATTTTGTTTCCTTCCCCGTCGGCGTAAGCTTGGCCAGCATGATCTGCCCCAAATCCGCCACGTAGACCAGCCGCCCACGGTTGTACACCATCAGCTTCTCGCCCTGGATCTCCATCCGGTCTGCTTCGATGTTCGTCAGATCGTGGCAGCAATCGCAAACAAATCTCATGTCTTGTCCTCCTTCCTGAATACCACAACCATACTTGGGAAAGGAGCGCTGTTTTTGCTTCCACCAAACTTTAGACGCCCAGCGATAAAGCGGATCTCTCTCATCCCGTATATGTACCGATGGAACCACCGCGTATCTGTTCTTGCAGGAAGCAACATGACTACCGTCGCTCCATTTTCTGCGGATTCTGCCGCTTTTTGTACCCATTTCCCGATCTCGCGGCCATACGGAGGATTGCACCAACATACGCCGGCCCATTTTTGCACGAGCCCGTCGTCATCAGGCGTAAAATATCGTGCGCATTTTGCGTTTTCTGGAATCGCGCAGACATCTGTCTCAAATGCGAACTCTTCGTTTAGTTCGTCAAAAAAGCCCTGTGGCGTCGCCCACAAGTCGGTTGCGCTTGAAAACATCAAGTCTTTGTTCATGTCTTATCCTCCTTGTTTTCCGCAAGCATTCGCTCGACCGCCTCCAACTGGAACGCATCAAGTTCGTCCCCGTGGCGCTGTACACCATGTTGCATCCGAGCGGCCCCCTTCGATACAGACCCCATCACCCTGTCCACAGCCGCACGTTCCAGCGGATTCAGATCGTCATGATGCCCCTGCACGCCGTAGCCGGGCTTTGCAGCGCGGCCGAGCGCCGCAGGGCGTGTGCTGGCCTCTTTCAGCCAGTCAAACACGATCCCCTTGTAATTTGCGGCCATAGAGCGGGTTATCACGTCGATCATGGCTTCCTCGCCGTATTCCTCCGCAGCCTTTGTGATCTGCGTAACAAGGCTTTGCAGGCCGACAGGCTTATACTCCTCCCGTCGTTCGCCCTTGTACGCCACCCATTTTTCAACTGCTTCGCGCAGCGTGGGGGGTAGGGGGGAAAGAATACTGTCCTTGTCCTTTGTCCTTTTCCTTTGTCCATAGCTTTTTTTGCTTTCCTCGGAAAACATTTGCTTTTTTTGCTTTTCGTTGCTTTCGTCAAAAGCATTTGCTTTTTCGGATTCAGGCCGACCGCCCTGCTTTCCTGCCTCGCTTCTGGACGCGGAGATGGCTTTTTGCGCCGCTACGGATTCGTCAATGTCCCGTCGAATCGCAGGCCAAATGAAACGTTCACTCCCGCTTAACTCTGGCTCTGCTCCCGACTCGCGATAATCCATCGCAGCCAGCACCAAGCGCCCCACCTCAGCAGCACTGTACGCCTCGAAATAGCTCCTGTAACTCAGCCACAGCTTGACGTATTCCTTTTTATCTCCCATCCGTCAGCCCTCACTTTTCGGCTGACAGGTAATAAGCAGTTGATCGCGCCGGTCAACAAGTTTTGTCAGGACTTCGAGCTCTTCCACAGTCACGTTGTAAAAATTGATCTGATTCTCAATTTTCACGCAGCCTGTAATGAATTCCTCAATGCAAACGTCAAAAAGCATTGCGAAGCCCTCCCTCAGAACGGCAGGTCGTCGTCGTCAAGCCCAATCTGCTGCATATCGGAGCCGGAGAACGGAACAGGCGTCGTGTCCGGCAGCTGCGTGAACTCTGCCGAGGCCGGTGCAGCAGCAGAAGCATTCTGCCCGTCCCGCTTGCTGTCGCCGAAATAAACGCTTTCTGCGACGATCTCCGCCGTTTTGCGCTTGTTCCCGTCCTTGTCTTCCCAGTTGCGGATCTGCAAACGGCCAGAAACGACAGCCATGCGGCCCTTGGAGAAATGCTTGCTGACAAACTCAGCCGTGCCGCGCCATGCGACGATATCCACGAAGTCCGTTTCCTTCTCCGCGCCCTGCGCCGCGAAATCGCGGTCGCAGGCAAGCGTGAAGGATACAACGGAATTTCCGCTTTGCGTTTGCCGAAGCTCCGGGTCACGGGTCAGGCGGCCCATCAGGACGATTTTATTCAGCATTTGCAGCGCCCTCCATGACCTCGCCGGTTGCCTGATCGACCGGCATATCGGCCACCATTTCTGCATCCACAACGACCGCCGGGACGGTGAACATATCGTCGCTGATCTCCGTCTTGACCGTGCTGTCCTGCGCGATCTGCCGAACAAATTCAGACTTCATCGGCGCGTATTTCAGAACTTTTTTCAGAACGGTCTTCTTTGCCATCTCTTCAAAGTTGGTCTGCCACGGGCCGGAGCTGTATGCCTTGCTGTACTTCTGCGCATGGGCGCGAACATCGTCCAGCGTCATGATCTCGAAGCCGTAGCCGCCGTCCTTTGTCTTGAACATGGCCCAGACGTTCACCGGGTCGCCGCGATCTCCGTTCAGCTTCGGGATAAATTTCAGGCTGCATTCCGTGCCATACTCGGCAATCAGCGTATCGTTTGAGTGTCCGACTTGTGCTTGGATCGTCTGGATCTCGCCGGAGCGGTATGCAAGGTCGATCATGCCTTTGTACCCAAGTTGGAACTGACATTCAAGACGGTTCTGTTTCCCGTTCCAATACGGGATCAAGTATGCCTGCCCAAGCGGCGTGTTCGGCTCCAAGCCAAGCTGCGCGGCGGTCATCATCGCGCCGAGGAAAGATTGCGGCGTACACTGCGCCAGCTTCGGATTTGTGGAAAGCGCGGAAAGCGTGATCCGCGTGAACCGCTCCGGCGTCATAACGGAGGGAAGCGCTTTCTTGATCTCGCCCTCCATCTGCTTGATATACTGCTGCATTGTCGGATTTCCGCCGCTCTGTGCCTTCATAGCCGTCTGCGCGGTTGCCTGCTGGATTTTGTTCATGATTCTTCCTCCTGTTTCATTTCTGTAATTTTGAATGGCCGGGCCTGCACCGTTTTATAAAACGGTGCCAAATCGATATCCGGGTATGCCTCTTTAAAGGCTTTGGGCTGAAACGTCTGCCGGTTTTGCTGCTTCCAAGAGACGTTGTAGCCGTTGCAGGCGGCCCGCTCTGCCGTGCCCATATCGAGTTTGATCGTGTTTTCAATCTCGCGGCTGCGCTCTGCCAGTGCCGCCGCCTGGCGCTTGATCTGCATATACTCAGATAGCAGCTGTTCGCGTCCGAACAAATCAAGCTGTTCGCCGCTGCTGTCGGCATAAACCGTGCTGATCGCGTCCGTCGTCGCCTCCGAACCGTCCGGTGCAGGCGGGGTGTCTTCCTCGACGCACCGCCAGAAAAGCTTCTCCGCTTCCATCAGCGCGGAGATTTCCGCCTCGTCGCGTTCCAGCGTGTATGTAAAGAATCCGCGCCCGAAGACGAGCACCGCCAAATACCAACGGTCAAGGCCGGTGACAGCAAGATAATGCACACACTGTGCATAGTAGCGTTCCGGGAACTCCACGCCGTTGAACTGCCGAATGTCAAGCGTCGAGGTTGTCTTGCATTCCAGCCCTGCATTTTCACTGGAAATTCGCCTGTCAATGTCTGCGTGCGCCCACGGATACGCGGGATTCCGAATGATGTAGTTGCAGCGCCGCACCTTTTTCCCGGACGCTTCCTCAAAACGCTTTGCAACATACTCCTCGAGATCTCTGCCGATCCGCATAGCCTCTGTGTCTTCCTTTTCCGGAAGACGCCCAGTCTTATCCATCCATACCGTGTACGGGCTTGCAAAGCGGCTCATTCCGATAACAGCCGCCGCGTCACTCCCGCCGATGGACTTTCTGCGTTCCTCCAGCCATTCTTCGCGGCTCATCTTCACAGTGGAGATTGTATCGAGCATTTACTCCACCTCCTGTTTCATCTTTCCCACCAGCCACAGCGGCGGGAACAAATAACGGTCTTCGTCCTCCAGCTCGTCCGGCTCGTACTCCGGCTCGTACTCTGGCTCCGGAATGCTCAAGTACAGATTTTCGCCGTCATACGCCATTCCGGCTCACCTCCTGTCGGATCAGCGCTTCACAGAAGCTCTGCACCGTGGAATAGCCCAGCTTTTTCAGAAGCCTGTCCAGCTTCTTAGCCTGATCGTCCGTCAGGCGGAAGTAATACCGGTTCGTCTTCTTCCTGCGCTCAACCCGGTTCTTCGGCGCGTCCAACGCCTTGATCGCCGCGGCTGCCTCCGGAACAAGCTGCACACCGTATTTCTCCGGCGCTTCGCACTGAGAAAGCAGGCATTTGTTGAACTTCGGGTAGTCGGCCCGATGTACCGCGTCGACGCAGGCTTTCGCACCATGCCGGACGCGGGAATCCGTTAAACTTGACATATGTTCCTTTCTGCCCTATAATGAGGGCGACAATCGTTTTCCTTTCGGCCTCTGTCGCGTTGCCGCGCGGCAGGGGTCATTTCTTTATGCCAGACCATACAGCAGCGCTACGAGCGCGACGAAGCCAGTCACGACGCATTCATACGTCATTTCGGCCGTCCCGGCCATTGCGGCCAAGATCATCGCTGCGCCGCTGACCCAAAGGCACAGGCCCTTGACGATCCGCCGCGCCGCCTTGCGGGCCTCCAATTCTTCACGCAGCCGCTCCCGGCGCTCCTCGGTCGTTTCCTCCGGCTCATACCCGAGCCGTTCTGCAAGATTGGTTCTCATTCTGCGTCCTCCTTCGTATCCGGCAGCCGTTCTGCCGATTCTACCAGTGCCATAAGCCGTTTATAGTTCTCCATCCTTTCCCGGCGGCGTTTTGCGAGGTTTGCAGCCCGCTCCGCTATTTCCGCGGGCTGGTGTGCGGCCATTGCCTCAAACTCATTGGCCTCATTGTGGGTCGCGATCACAAGTAGCTCCAGCGTGTGCTTCAGCTCAAACCAATCGTCTCCGCTGAGAATCAGTTTCCGCATTCCGCTTATCCTCCTTCGTCTCCTGCATCCGCCTGACGAGACGCGCCAGACGGGCGTTTTGTGTCACGAGCTTCTGCGCGTCCAGATCCAGTCCCTTTCGCTTGAGTCCGTTAATGATCTGCGCTGCCTGGCACTCGCAGACCAGCACCGCCTCGATCAGATCATGCAGCTCCTGCGCATCCAGCGTCAGGGTGTAGGTCTTCACTTCCGCCATGCTGCATCCTCCTTCTGTTCCTGTTCCCGGCAGTTCTAACTTTCATTTGTTCCTCCTCATGCTCCGAGAAACCGCAAAAACGGCTCTCTCGGGATCTTCACTCTGTGCTTGCTTGTGCAGCAGACCGGGAAGCCCAGCTTTTCAGGCTGTTCCCTCGCCATCAAGCGAAGCCATTGCGGGGTACAGCCGAGCACCTGCGCCGCCTCGCTTGCGAGGATTGTTGGCTTTGACATTGCCCGGATATCATCCAGCGTCATTTTTCCTCCTTTCTCGGCTTTAATAACTCGTCCACTGTGCAGCCGTACAGATCTGCGATTTCGTGCAGGCGCGCCGTCTTCGGATACATCTGCCCGGTTTCCCACAGATAAACGGATGCGTCTGAAACCTTTAGCGCCTTGACCACCTGTTGAACGGTCAATCCAGCGGCAAGCCTCGCTTCCTTAAAACCCATGCCTTTACATACCTCCTGTCTGTGAATACTAAGTTTTTCTTGACAACTTAGTGAATTGTGTTATTATGAAAGTACCACCTATCATTATTAAACAATCCGATAAGCTGTCCGGGGCGGTGTTCTTTTCACGCCTCATAAGCCGAGGCATGAATCATGTGCAAGTCGTTCAGAGAAAGAATCAGGTTGTTTCTCAATCGGAATAAGCGCTACAAGTCCATAGAAGAAAACGGTCTAAATGTGCTTGTCGAAACCGAAGGCTCGAAAGCACGCACGGAGAAAAGGCGGTTTCTTATCAACATGTTTTTCACCGTCGTATCTGCCGTCGCCGCAGTCGCTGCCGCGATATTTGCCGCCCTTACTTACATCAACTCGTAACGGAAGGCAATGACCGCACGCGCAATGGAACGTCCCGAACTCGTCATATCCGCAGTCTGAACCAACAATCTGAAATCCCCATATATACTTGTCTTTCTTCACGCCATCACCTCACTTGTAAGTTCCGCCCTAACAAAAACTATTATAACTAAGTTTACTAAGAATGTCAACAAAAACTTAGTTATCATAGTATTGCATTTTGAACAATTATTTATTGACTAATATGGATACAATAGACAAAATCAATTATTACTTGACCAAGAGCAAAAAGACCGGCGCTGACTTGTGCGAATTTCTCGGTGTATCTAGTGGCGTTTATAGTCAGTGGAACACTAGGAGAACAAAGCCGAGAAAGAGCAAGCTACCGGCTATCGCAGAATATCTCGGTGTATCCGTGGCAGACCTGCTGCCGGACGAGGAACTCGTTCCGCAGGAGGGCATAAAAAAAGACCCCATCCCGAAGGATGAGGCCGAAGATAGCGAAACCGCAGAACTCCGTGACATTTGGAGTTCTGCGGATGAAAATGAGCGCCGTGATTTGCTCAAAATGGCGCGTATGCTAAAGAGCCGGAGAAAGCAGAATGGATGATGCAAGCGACCTTCCGTTTTCGGAAATCGAGTTGAGCAAAGATGAAAGAAAAATGCTTAAAGCGTTGGCAGATAGCAGAATATTTGCGACGGATGATATTTTCCAGACCGCAAATAGGCTGAAACATTTTGGACTTGCAAATCTGCACCCAATCCCCAGCAAAGATGGTGTCCCTGTGTTATCGTTTGGCGCGTCCTGCGCAATTGAAATAGAAGAACGCGGGAAGGACTACTTGGCGTATATTGATCAGCGGAAGAAGTCCACAAAGGCTAGTCGAATCCATGATTTAGTGATTGCAGTAATCTCATTCCTGCTCGGGATGCTTACGTCTGAACATTTCTGGAATTTCCTGAACAAATGTCTGTCAGGATCCGAGGGCTAAAGTCGCTGCAAACTGCTTTAAGCTTTTTTTCGCAGACAAGCACGATGTCGCCGCCTGGGCTGGCCGCGCCGATCGCGTGTTCGCACATCCGGCACGCTTCTCCGCACTCATCTTTTGTAGAAATTTCAGTCCTGATTCTGCACAACTGCAGCATAATATTATCGTACTTTTCCTTGCTCAGAAACATTGTTTCGCTCCTTCCACATTCTAATTAGTTCTAGTTTTTCCTCTGATGTAAGTTCCATTAAATACTGAAAGCCAATATCAGCGGGCGCAATTTCTTCACCCTTATTATAGCACAGATCACCCTGAACACAAGTCATTTTTGCGTCCTCCTTCTCTAATCTTCCAAATTCCGACGTTTATTTTTGTGCAGCTTCTATGTTGCGGTGGCTGGTTCTAAGTGGTAATATGTAATTGTTTACAAACCATATAAGGAGTGCCGCATTGATGACTAAAAATGAATATATTGTGCAGTGCCCAAGATGCGGGGCAGAGTTCCCGGAACGGGAGAAGTTCTGCCCGCACTGTGACACGCCGAACCGGAAGATGATCTGCCGCTCTTGCGGAACGCAAATCAATGCAAGTGCCCGCGTCTGTCCGGAATGCGGCGCAAGAAACAAAAAGATGATTTCGGTTCAAAAAATCGCGATTCTTTCTGTTCCGTTCGCTGCCGTTGTGCTGGCAGTTGTCCTTATCGCATCAAAGCCCGCGAAGAAGCCAGCCGAGCCGATCAAGAGGCAGGAGCCGGATACAATCTCCGCATCGGAGTCGGCAAAGACGGAAGACGACGCACAGACCGAGGAAACGGCAACCACACCGATAACGGCTGAAAAAACATGGGGCAATAAGGTCAAGCTCACGATCCCAGCCGACTTTATCGGCGAAGATGCGACGCAGCAGGCATTGGACGAAAAGGTAAAGGAAACAGACGGGCTTCTGTCTATAGAGCTGAATCCTGACGGCTCCGCGACCTACGTTATGACGGCGGCACGGCACAAAGAGCTTATGCAGGAGCTGGCGCAGAACATTGACGCCCAGCTTGCGGACATGGCCGGTTCCTCTGACTACCCAAACGTCATTTCCGCCGAAGCGTCCAGCGATTACACGTCCTTTACTGTAACGCTTTCTACTGATGTGGTTGGGCTTCAGGACTCACTCCTTACACTGGCATTTTATATGTACGGCGGTATGTACAACGCATTCAACGGAACTCCGGCCGACAACGTGCGTGTGCAGTTTGTAGACCAGGCCGGAAATGTGCTGGAGGAAGCGAACTCGAGGGACGCACAATAAATTCAGTGCAGGATTCTCGGTTCCCGCCGATCGTCCTGTTCCCGGCCTACGTCCGCGACGCAGGAAAACAGGAGCGGAATGCCCCTGATGTAGTCCACGCTGACGCTATGCACGTCTGTCAGCTTCGCACCGTCGACCGTCACGTCGACCCGCCCATTGTTTACCCGGATATTGATGCACTCCATATTTTTTCCTCCTGACATTTATTATAGAACGATTGTTCTAAAAATCAACATGGCATTATAAACAAACAGACCGCGTTATTTTTGGGAATCAGGAACCAGATGGTGTACAGGTTATGGGACTGATGATTTGATATAATATTTGGTTTGACCGGCCCCATCGTATCTGGAACATACGGTGGGGCCATTTCAGCAGATGCCGAATTCAGGAACTATCTGCTACGTTTTCATTGTACCAGATAATGTTTGTAAGAAAAGGGCGAATCCTGCGTTCTTGTCACATGTTTTGCATTTTTATATGGAAAATGTAAGAAATAAAACTGAAACTTACGAATGGAGGCGTAATCATGTCCGCAATACAGGATCTCGCTCCGTTTATCGGCGCGTATCAGGGGAAGATCAGAAGGGCAAAAGATGCAAGCGGGATGACGTTGGAGGAGCTGTCGAACGAGTCCGGCGTTTCCTTCTCTGCCGTGAGCCGATTATACGCTGGAACACAAGCGGATCCACGGCTTTACAACTCGGCTGCGCTATGCAAAACGCTCGGGTTGTCGCTCGACGAGCTGTTCGGCCTTGAAAATCGCGTCGGAAGCCCGGAAAAGCTGACCAAGCAGATCCATCACGTCGAGCTTGAAAACGCCAAGCTGGAGGCAGCAACAGCCCTACAGAGCGCGCAGATAAGGTCTACACATACAATGTGTTACATTCTCGCCCTATTTTGTTTGCTGCTCTCCTTTACCCTGATTGCCTGCCTTGTAACGGATGCGCAGATTCGGAACGCAGGCCTCATTCGCGATGGAGATTTGACCGTAACCGCATGGGCGTGTATCGCCCTGATCGTAGGTTCAGTTCTGGCTTCTGCAATTACTTTCTACGCGATCCGAAAAGAACGTGGAGGGAAACATGGAGTGCATCAAGTGTAAAAAAGAAATTCCAGACGGCGCGCCCTACTGTTGCTGGTGC